TTGTATTTTCACTACAACATCAACAACAAAACTTATTTGAGTCCTATCTCATTTGGTAGACCTGACCCAATCGTAGAGTTTGCAGAAAAACTTAAACGAACTGGTGATACCGATGATTGGAAAGCAGGTAAGAAGATGGAACCAAAATTAAGAACATTCGCACCTGTTATCGTAAGAGGTAAAGAGAGTGAAGGTGTTAAGTTTTGGGGATTCGGTAAGACCGTGTATCAGGATATTTTAGGATATATTGCAGACCCTGATTATGGTGATATTACAGACCCACATACAGGTCGTGATATTGTATTGGAAGTAGTATCCGCAGAAGAATCAAATGCAGCATACCCAACAACTACAATCAGAGTTAAACCTGCAACATCTAAAATCTTACCAGATGCAGATGCAGTAACCGAATTGTTGAACGCACAGAAAGAAATTACGGAATTGTATTCTGAATTATCTTATGATGAATTGAAGGGTGTATTGGAAAATTGGTTAAACCCATCTGCTCCAGCTAATGGTAGTGGAAACCCAATCAATGAGGAATTAGCAGCGGCAAAACCTCAACCTAAACAATCAACCGTATCTACCGATATGGGTGGTTCGCAAGATATTGGTGAACTTCCGTGGGAAGATGAAACTCCAAAGACTGCACAAAAAGCATCTCCTCTTAAAGAAGATGTAGCATCGGCATTCGATGATTTATTTAACAATTAAAAAAAATTATAATGGCAAAAAGAGAAGAAGATTTAGCAAGTTTACTTGCCGATTCTCTAAACAAACAAAATAAGGATGGTAAGATTGCTTACTTTCTAACTGATGAGGGTGGAGATGCCCCTACCAATGTAAAGGATTGGGTATCTACCGGAAACGCAATGTTAGATGTAGCAATCTCAAACCGACCTTATGGTGGATTGCCAGTTGGACGTATTACGGAGATTACGGGTTTAGAGCAGAGTGGAAAATCTCTGCTCTCTGCCCATCTTCTTGCCGAAACCCAAAAGAAAGGTGGAGTAGCAGTATTGATTGATACGGAAACCGCAGTTAGTAGAGAATTTTTAGAAGCAATTGGAGTAGATGTTTCAAAACTCCTATATGTTTCAGTTGATACCGTTGAAGGTATTTTCGAAGCATGTGAAACAATTATTGAGCAAGTTCGTAAAGGTGATAAAGATAGATTAGTAACTATCGTTGTGGATTCAGTAGCAGCAGCATCTACACATAAGGAGTTAGAAGCCGATTATGGTAAGGATGGTTACGCAACTGATAAGGCAATTATCATTTCCAAAGCAATGAGAAAGATTACCAATATGATTGGTAGACAATCTATTGCACTTATATTCACAAATCAATTGAGACAGAAGATGAACGCAATGTTCGGTGACCCGTGGACAACATCGGGTGGTAAGGCATTGGCATTTCACGCATCTGTTAGAGTTCGTTTGAAGAATATGGGGCAATTGAAAGCAGGGGATAGAATCGTAGGTATTAAGGTTCGTTGTCAGGTTATCAAAAACAGAATGGGACCACCATTAAGACACGCAGATTTTGATATTTTCTTTGATAGAGGTATTGATAACTACGGAGGATGGTTAGCAGTTATGAAAGATGCTAAATTATTAAAGCAAGGTGGAGCTTGGTATTCATACGTCGATATTGAAAGTGGTGAAGAAATCAAATTCCAATCTAAAGATTTTGCAAAATTATTAGAGGATGAAGAACTAAAAGACCAAATCTATCGTAGAATTTGCGAAGCAACAATTTTATTATACAAAAACAATTCCAATTCGGATGAAGTTGAACTTACAACGGACGAAGCCAATGAGTCAGATTAACAAAAAGTATTTAGATATACTAAAACAAATAGATAGGGAACATAATGATTTTGGAGATTTACATCGTAACTCCAAAACATTAGTTATTGATGGTCTTAATACCTTCATTCGTTCCTGGTCAACGGCACCTAATCTTAACGAAAATGGTGACCATATTGGAGGAATAGTCGGTACTTTAAAAAGTATCGGCTATGCCATCCGAACAATCAACCCCACAAGAGTTGTAATCGTATTTGACGGTAAAGGTGGCTCTAATAGTAGAAAGGAAATATATTCCGGATACAAATCAGAGAGAGGCAAGAATAAAATCAAAATGAGATTGAATCGTGCTGCATCTATGGAAATGACACCTGAAGAAGAAGGTGCATCTATGAAACGTCAAATGACGGCATTAGGTGAATTACTTTCGGTTCTACCTGTTACAATTATGATTTACGATGGAATTGAAGCCGATGATGTGATGGCATATATTGCTACTCAATTAAAGAAAGAAAACGAAAAGGTTGTAATAATGAGTTCCGATAAGGATTTCATTCAATTAGTCAACAAAGACGTAAGTGTATATTCACCATCTAAAAAGAAAATCTACAACATTCCCGAAGTAATTGAGGAATTTGGTATTCACCCACATAATTTTATCAATTTCAGAATAATTGATGGTGATAAATCCGATAATGTAGAGGGCATTTCAGGATTAGGATTGAAAACTATTCTTAAAGCATTTCCAATATTAGCAGATGAGGAAGTTCATACTACTGATTCTATGTTAGAATACATTAACTCGCAACCAAAAAAGGTAAAAGGACACGAATTGTTTGAAAATAACTTGGAATTATTAAAAAGAAATCGTAAGTTGTTTCAACTATCCGAACCAACATTTAGTGGTAATCTTCGAATGAAAATTATAGATAGATTTGAAGAATCACCACCAAAGTTCAGTAAGCAAGAATTCCTAAAAGTAGGATTGAAAGCCCGTATATTGGATTCGTTTCCAAATGTTACGGACTGGTTACAATCCACATTTTCTCACATAGCAAAATTTTAAAAAAATGACAAACAAATTAGTAAAGCCGTTAGGAGATAGAGTTCTACTAACAGAATTAGCACCAGAAGTTTCACAAACTGCAGGTGGTATTATTATACCCGATTCAGTAAGAAGTGAAGATGTAAAAAGAGCAAAGGTAGAATCAACAGGACCTGGCATTTATACGCAAAGTGGAACATTGATTCCAATGAATGTTGAAGTAGGTGATGAAGTAATTCTCCCACCATACCATCAAGGACAAGAAATTAAAATTGGTGGGAACAAATATATCCTATTAAGAGAATCGGAAATTTTAATGGTAGTTAAATAATTTAAATTAAACACGGAACAGATGAAGTGTATCAAAAGTAAAGAAGGAGAAATCCGCAGAGTAAAAGAAGAAGAAGCAGACTTAAAAGTGTTACAATATGGTTGGGTGTTCGTACCCAAATCAGAATGGAAAGCGTTAAGAAAGCCAATCAAAACCGAAGTAGTTGCGGAAGTAGCCGAATTATCGATTGAAGAAAAAAAATTAGCAAGAAAGAAACGTAAAAAATAATGGAAGCAGTAGATACATTGGTAAAGTATGGACAATCGTATCAATCTAAAGTTGTTGCTTCTCTTATAACAGATGTCAAGTTTCTTGAACAGGTAAACGAAATTACTAAACCTACATTCTTTGAATCGCAAGCAAATCAATGGATTATAAATTCTCTACTAGATTACTTTAATGAGTACAGAGCAGTTCCTACAATGGAAGTGTTCAAAATTAAAGTAGGAACTATAGATGATAAAGGTTTAAAACAAACGGTAGTTGACCAACTTAAAAATGTATATTTACAGGTTGGTTCAGAAGATTTACCTTATGTAAAGAAAGAATACCTTACATTTGCTAAAAATCAGAAAGTTAAAGATGCCCTTCTAAAATCGGTAGATTTGCTCAAAGCAGGAAACTACGATAAGATTATAGATACGATGATGGCGGCATCCAAAGTTGGTGTAGAATCTGATTTAGGATTGGATTATATTGAAAACTTTGAATCCATTATGGAGGATGTTAAGAGAGATTCTAGTCCAACTGGATGGGATGTTATCGATGAACTAATGGATGGTGGACTAGGACCTGGAGAATTAGGAGTAGTTATGGCACCATCGGGTATTGGTAAAAGTTGGTTCTTATCTAAAATAGCGTGTTCCGCATTGGAAAGAGGAATTGATGTGTTACATTATACTTTGGAATTATCCGAAAGTTATGTAGGACAGAGATACACAACAATTCTTACAGGAATCCAAACATCGGAGCATAAGGAAAGAAAGAATGAGATTATTCGTAAAATCAAACAGATTCCAGGTAGAGTTCGTATCAAATACTATCCACCTCAATTTGCATCAGCAAAAACAATTGCTGCTCATATTGAAAAAGTAAGACAGGTTGGGTTTAATCCTAAATTGATTATCATCGATTACGCGGACTTATTGAAATCGGGTAATGGTAATAGAGATGGATTATATGCTGAATTGGGTGGAATCTATGAAGAGTTGAGAGGATTGAGTGGTGAAGCACAAATACCAGTATGGACTGCAACCCAAACCAATAGAGCAGCTATTGACCACGAAGTTATTCAGGCTGATTCGGTTGGTGACTCGTATAAGAAAGTACAAACTGCTGACTTCATTATGAGTGTTAGTAGAAAAACAAAGGATAAGTTATCAAACACAGGTCGTATTCACATCGTTAAGAATCGATTTGGACCTGATGGAATGACATTTCCTGCAAAGATTGATACCTTTCATGGAGTTATGGATGTATACGCTGCAACTTCAATTGATGGAATGGCTTCTACAAAAGATAGTAAAAACGGAGAGGGATTAGAGAAAAAATTATTACACAAAAAGTATGTTGAGAATATGGGATAATTGTATAAAGTTTTCTAAAGAAAATAGAAAATTTGTAAGTTCATTAGATAGTTATACCTACAATTCAAAACATAAATAAATTAAAAATATGAGTAAATTATTTACAGAAAGAATCCCATATAAACCATTCGAATATCCAGATTATTACAATGAGGGTTGGTTGAAACAAATGCAGGCATTTTGGTTGCATACTGAAATACCAATGCAGATGGATGTGAAAGATTGGAATGAGAATTTAACAAAAGAAGAAAAGCATTTAGTAGGTAATATACTTTTAGGATTTGCTCAAACCGAATGTGCCGTTTCTGATTATTGGACTGGTATGGTTACTAAATGGTTTCCAAAGCATGAAATCCGTCAGATGGCAATGGCATTTGGTTCTCAAGAAACAATACATTCAGTTGCATATTCTTATCTAAATGAAACATTGGGATTAGATGACTTCGCAGGTTTTATGCATGATGAAGTTATGAAAGAAAGATTTGAATTACTAACCAATGTAACTGCCGAATGGACACCTGAAGATTTAAAAACAAATCATCAGGCTAGAGTTGAGGTAGCACGTTCACTTGCTATATTTTCAGCATTCACAGAGGGTGTAGCCCTTTATTCATCATTTGCAGTTCTTTATAGTTTTCAAATGAGAAACTTACTAAAAGGAATTGGACAACAAATGAAGTGGAGTGTAAGAGATGAATCTCTACATTCAAAAATGGGTTGCCAGTTATTCAGGCATATGTGTGAAGAGTATCCTGAATTGTTAGAAGAAGCAAAAGTTGACATCTATAAAGCAGCTGAAATCATTAGAGATTTGGAACACAAATTCATTGATAAAATTTTTGAAATGGGTGATTTGGAGAATCTTAAAAAAGATGACCTAAAGGAATTCATTACAAAAAGAGTTAATGAGAAGTTAGCAGAATTGGGATACACCCCCATCAAAGGTGGAGATGACTACTTTGAGTTTGATGAGAAGAAAGCATCTGAATTGGATTGGTTTTATCATCTTACGGGAGGTGTTACACATACCGACTTCTTTGCAATCAGACCAACTGATTATTCAAAGGCAGGAGAAGGTGAAAATTGGGATGATATATTTTAAAAAAGATTATGAGAAATTACGGAGAAGAATACGGATGGGAAGTAGATGTTGATTTCCCATCTTGGGGAAATAATGAGATATATGTAAAAACTATATCTAAAACTTACCTACAAGCTGGTGAAAAACCAAAGGATGCATATTGGAGAGTTGCTACGGCAGTTGCTAAAAGATTGGAGAAACCACAATTGGCAACAAAGTTCTTTGATTACATTTGGAAAGGATGGTTGTGTTTAGCAACGCCTGTATTATCAAATACTGGTACTGATAGAGGTTTACCAATCTCATGTTTCGGTATTGATGTAGGTGATAGTATCTATGAAATTGGTTCTAAAAATTTAGAATTGATGTTGTTGGCAAAGCATGGTGGTGGTGTTGGTATTGGTATCAATATGATTAGACCAGCAGGTAGTAAAATTACTGGTAACGGAACATCCGATGGTATTGTACCATTTGCTAAAATCTATGATTCAACTATTCTTGCTACAAATCAAGGTTCAGTTCGTAGAGGAGCAGCATCGGTAAACATTAAAGTAGAACATAAGGATTTTGAAGATTTTTTAGAAATCAGAGAACCAAAGGGAGATGTGAATCGTCAATCACTTAACTTACATCAATGTGTTGTGGTTAGTGATAGGTTTATGAGAAAGGTAGAAGAAGGTGATTCGGAAGCTCGTAGAAAATGGGGTAAGATACTTCAGAAAAGAAAAGCAACTGGTGAACCGTACATTATGTACAAGGGAAATGTAAACAAAGCAAATCCTGAAATGTATAAAAAGAATGGATTGAAAGTTCATATGACCAACATTTGTTCTGAAATCGTTCTACACACCGATGAACAACATTCATTTGTTTGCTGTTTATCATCACTGAATTTAGCTAAATACGATGAGTGGAAAGATACCGATTTGATATATACTTCTACTATATTTTTAGATGGTGTGTTGGAAGAATTTATCCAAAGAGCTAAAAATATGAAAGGATTTGAGAATTCAGTTCGTTCAGCAGAAAGAGGTAGAGCATTAGGATTAGGTGTATTGGGATGGCACACTTACTTACAACAAAAAGGATTACCATTTGAAGGTTTACAAGCTCAATTTGAAACTCGTAAGATTTTCTCTCAATTAAAGATTGAATCTGAAAGAGCAAGTAGATGGTTAGCTAGTGAATATGGTGAACCACTATGGTGTAAAGAGAGTGGTATGAGAAATACACATTTGAGAGCAGTAGCACCTACGGTATCAAACTCTAAATTGAGTGGTAATGTTAGTAGTGGTATTGAACCTTGGGCAGCAAATGTGTTTACAGAACAAACTGCAAAGGGTACATTCATTAGAAAGAATCCTGAATTGGAAAGAGTACTTCGTAAGATTGGAAAAAATACCAAAGAGGTATGGGATAAGATTTTAGCAGATGGTGGTTCAGTACAAGATTTGGACTTTTTAGATGATTACTGTTTTTCAGATGGTAAGTTACTTGAATGTAAAGAAGTATCTATAGATGAAAGAGCACACAGATGTAATTCAGTTAAAGATGTATTCAAAACATTTAAAGAAATCAACCAATTAGATTTAGTAAGACAAGCAGGTGTTAGACAACAATATATCGACCAAGCAGTTTCCCTAAATTTGGCATTCCCTGCAACCGCAGAACCAAAGTGGATTAATCAAATTCATATGGAAGCTTGGAAACAAGGAGTAAAAACATTATATTATATGAGAACCGAATCAGTTTTAAGAGGTGATATTGCAGCAAAGGCAATGGACCCAGAATGTGTAAGTTGTGAAGGATAAACAATTAAAAAACAATACTATGAGTGAAAACAAAATTGACAAAGGAAAGGTAGCTAAAAAACTACTTCAATTAGAAAAAAAGCTAAATAGAGTTGAAGAAAACGAAAATCCGTTAGACAGAAAATTAAAGCAAGTTAGAAAATTTAAGTTAATTGAAAAATTAAAAGGAAAACCAAAAAATAAAAAATATGTTAACAGTAAAGAAATTTAGTGCATCTTGGTGTGGTCCATGTAGAGCATTGGCACCAGTAATTAACGAAGTTAAAACTCAATTTTCAAATGTAAAATTTGAAGATTATGATGTGGATGAGGCATATAATGAAGCAACTAAATACTCAATTCGTTCAGTACCAACAATTGTGATAGAAAAGAACGGTGTAGAGGTTGAAAGATTTACTGGTGTATCTTCTAAATTAACATATATGAATGCGTTAAATGAGCACTTAAAGTAAAATTTTTCTAAAATAGTTATGTGTGGAATAATCGGCGGAAACGCATTTAATAGTAAAGAACAGGTAGAGTTATCTCTTAAAAAAATAATACATAGAGGACGGGATAACTCTACCGTCATTGAACCATTAAACGGATTGTTTATGGCTCATAATCGTTTGTCAATCCAAGACCTTTCTGAAATAGCAAACCAACCATTTGAAGATGTGGATGGGGAGGTTGTTGTTGTATTCAATGGAGAACTTTGGAAAAATACAATAGATGAGTATTCGTATTTAAGAAATGAATACAAAACAAAAACAGAAAGTTCAGATACCGAATTGTTGGCATTGATGTACAAAAAATTTGGACATGAACCAATTGATTTTATGAAACGATTGGATGGTATGTTCAGTTTTTGTATATACGATAGAAAATCTAATTTTTTATTTTTAGGAAGAGATTTTATTGGTAGACTTCCTTTTTATTATTTGGAAGATGCTGATAGAAAAATAGCATTTGCTAGTGAGATAAAAGCATTAACGGATTCGTTTAAAGTAAATTATCATCACGCAAATAAAAATTCAAAGGATAGAAAAGAAGAAATTATACGAACGGTAACACCTGGTACTTGTATGATTTACTATTTGGAAACAGGTGATACACATACCCACACTTATTTTAATTTCAATGACTTCTTAAAAAAAGATACTGATTCAAATGATTTAGGATTAGAACACTATACATCTAAATTGAATTTGTTATTAAACAAAGCAGTTGATAATGAGTTAATAGCAGATGTTCCTATTTGTACAATTTTAAGTGGTGGAATAGATTCAGTAATTATTACATATCTGTTGAGTAAGCGTGTTAAAAATCTAAAAGCATTTGTTGTAAATGTAACATCTGGCACAAGAAAAGCAAACTTAAAAGATGACTTGTATTACGCAAGAGAATTCAGTAAAGAAATTGGTATTGAGTTAATAGAAGTAAATGTTACCAAAGAAGAAATAGTTGATAAATTAAAAGAATCAATTTACGCATCCGAAGATTGGAAGTGGACTCAAATATCTCCAGCAGTAGCACAATTGTTTTTGGCAAAAGAAATTGACAATCGTGGTTTTAAAGTTGTGTTTGGTGGTGAAGGTAGTGATGAGATATTTGCAAGTTACGGAGATGTATTTCGATGGAGTTGGCAAGACCCAAAATTGTATCATTCAAAACGAGTTCAATTGTTAAGAGAGTTACATAGAAGTAATTTGATTAGAACAAACAAAGCAATGATGTATGGTGGTACTGTTGAATTAAGAACACCGTTTTTAGATAAAACTTTAGTTGAATTTGGATTACAAACACCAACACGATATAGAGATGAAGCAAATGGTAGGGGAAAAATTATGAAATATCTTTTACGGAAATCATTTGAGGGTGAAATATCGGATGAAATTCTATGGAGACCTAAAAAAACATTTCAAGTTGGATGTCATACCGATTTTTTAAAGCAAGAAAAAGATAAAATCAAAGAATACTTTGATGAATCATTTATAAAATATGACAATAAATCAACCCTTAAAAAGTTTACAAATGTATAACGATGTATTATTAAAAGATAAAGCTGATATTGTAGAATCCGTTTTAGAAAGATTACCGAATGTACAAGTATTGGGTGCATACGAAAGACCAAAAGATACATATCCAGAAGTTAAGGTTCTTTCTGTTAAGTTTTCAAAGATTGGCAAACAAACTTTAAATAAGTATCCAAATTTAGAATGGATAGTTTGTCGTTCACATGGTGTGGATATGGTAAACTTAAAAGATTGTAAAGATAAGAACATCGGAGTTGTTGCATTATCACCAACTGCAGTACCTTGTGCAAATTGGATTAAAGATAAGATTAAAGAAGATGATGCGGTATTGATATTTGGTAACGGTAGTATCAGTAAAGAGTTACAAAAACACATTGGAAATTTCAATGTTGTTAATACCAAAACTGCACAAGAAGAAGTGGATAGATATTTAGCATTTGCTAAAACTATTGTAATTACACTACCTTTAAATGATAGTACAAAGGGATATTTTGATGATGTATTGTTTTCAAAAATACGAAAAGAAGTTGATATAATTTCTATTAGTAGAGGAGAAGTAATCAGTAATCCTGCGTTAGTTAATTTCATAGCAAGTGGTAAGTTAAAGCAAGGACACTTTGATATGCTAACATCCGACCATAGACCTCAAATAACAGAATTTCCAAACATCAGATATTATGAACACGTATCTTGGAGTTACAATCAACCAATTATTAAAGGTAAGATTGGTGGGTATGTTAATAGTAACTTTGCAGATGATTTGAAAAAACTAATTGATAAATGTAAAGAAAACACTATAGAAGATGCCCATCTAAAAAGACACGAAAGAGTATGGTTTTAAATACAAATACACCATTAGAGGTGTATGAATTGAAAGGTAGAAAGGTTTGGGTTAAGCGAGATGATTTGATGGGTGATGGTGAATCACTACCACCTTGGGGAAAAATTGAAGCAATCTATAATTTAGTAGATAAGTATGTTGATAGGTCAAAACCTTTAACCCACTTGGTAGTAAACGGAAGTTGGTCTGGTTGGGCATTAGCTGCGATATGTGAGGAGTTAGGGATAGACTTCATATATTCGTATCCTGACAATAAAGTAATCAGCCAGGCCCTAATAGAAAAGGTTAAAACACTACACCCCAAAACGATATTCAATCCTATTCAAAACAACATACAGGATATAATGTATGCTCAATTAAAAAATTCATCGGTAGGAAAATGGCAGTTATTACCTTATGCATTCAACGATGGTTTCTATGTTGATTACATGGAAAAAAAGATGGAAAGGGTTTTGGAAGAAAAGGGTGATTTTAAACATTTAGTAGTTTCATCGGGTGAGGGAGTAACATCATCTGGATTGATTAAAAAATTCGTAGGGCAAAGGAATAACTTTTGGGAAAAACCAGATAGACACGCTTGGAGTACTTGTGTTTCATCTTACAGAACGGTCAAAGGAACGTATGTACAACACAATGTATATGACCCAACCAATGTTCATATTGAAAAATCAGAGTATGGATTTAACGATAGGTTAGATAATTTTGAAGCACCATTTCCTTGCAATCAATTTTGGGATATTAAACAGTGGAAATGGTTATCGGATAACATTGAAAAATTAGATGGAGATATACTATTTTGGAACATTGGAGGAAGATGGATTTTTTCTTAAAAAGTAAATGAGAAAGTGCTTGATATTTCGAAATACTTTTCTTATATTTGTATTAATAACGGGTTGAATTACCTTTTAAACTTCATAGAATTATGAGATACTCAAAAAAAATTGATAAGGCTTTGTTAGACAGAGCTAATCTATCAGGTATCGTTCTCACCAAAGAAGAACAAATCAGAAATGTAATAGAAAACTTCAATAACTCATCAAGTACGTGGGGAACATTGAAAGAACTAACCTATCGAGATTTACTGTTTCATTATGAACCTATATCTTTTAGAGATGTGCAGTATAATGTAAAACCTGTAATGTCTACAACAATATTTTTACCATCAAAAGGACAAAGGGGTAAATCTTCGGTAATAAGAACTCTTAATAAGAACGAAGATTGTGGAACATCTACTTGGGATTACGATAGTATTAGTGATGGTTTTATATCTTGGATTACACACAGTTCAATTCCAACTTTAAAAATAAATACAGATACTTATGGAGAATTTAAATTAGTTGGTATATGGGATGGTGAAAGTAAATTTCAATTAGTATGGAGATGGTTTAGTTATTTTACCGATTCAAAAGTATGGAAAGTTCTTGATGAAAAAGGAGAATTTAATGAAGTTGAAAACAGATATATTAAAAATTCTAATAGATGGGAAAACGGTAAAAATTCAGATTTATTAAATCTTTTAAAATTAGCATTAGGTGCTTTTAAAGATGATTTTGTAATTACAAAAAATCAATTTTTAACTGTTAGTTGGTTAAAAGAGAATGGATATTTTAAATTAATTAATTCAATTCTTGATTTAAAACCAAATGTAATATTAGAAAGAAAAAGTAATGGATGTGAAAGTGAATCGTATCATAGAGAAGGTAAACGAGGTGCCGGACAATCGGATGTGAATTTATCAATGACTATGGTAAAAGATGCTTGGCATGATAATGTAGTATATGATAATAGTAAAAATCCAAGAGATGTACATAAACCAGCCATTTTATCCGCATGTTTTGCAAAATCTGATAAAAACAATCCATTTTTTAGAGTAATTAATGATAATATTCATGGTTCTGAATATAATGAATATGATAGATACATTTATCATTTTCTTACATCATGTTTAATTCAAATTAATGGTGCGGATATTAAAAGTGATTATGGTTTAAAGCGTTATCAAAATTGGTTTTATAATGGTTTAGCTAGGCCGTTTGATAAAGGAACTAAAATAGTTCAAGAGACTGTTGCCGAATATATTGAATATTCCGAAAGAAACAAACGAAATGTAAAGCAATTAGAATCCGAATTTCTAAAAGTTTTTAATATGGTTGAAGCTACATTAGGATATAATAGAATTCAAAATTCACAAAAAAATGTTGGGTTAAATAACGAGAAAATAATTCAACTATGGAATACTCATTTACAAAAGGAAACCGAAATAATTAGAGAATATCTTAAAAATATTGGTATAGATAAACCTGGTAATTTAGGTACTGTTAATAAGTTGAGATTACAACAAAAAGAATTACTTTATCCAATATTATTAAATACTATTGATTTTGTATTACAAAACAAAAATCTATCCGAAACACATATTACAGATGTGCTTAATAGAGTTATTGAAATTACAACTCAAAAGTGGTTAGATTTTGTTTGGAATTTTGAAATTGATTTATATGAAGGACCTAAATCATTTTTTAAATTTGAGTATAATATTGATGATTGGAAAGATGTATGTAGAGCATCGGATTTAGATGATAGAAATGATACGCCTACATTTGGTCCATTATATCATTTTAAAGGTGGTAATATCGAAAAAATATATGCAGTTATAGATACATTTTTCATTGATGTTGTAAAACCAGTTTTAGATTTAGAATATATAGATGCATCAACTACTTCAAAAGAAAGATTGAAATTTTTAAATTTTCTTAAAAAAGAAATAAAAAATAACGATTTATCAAATTTTAAAATCTTTAATACGCGTGATGGAATACTTCGTAAAGTTGAAGAATTTGATGTTGGGCATTTAGAAGCTGATTCGGATGGTGGAGTTCTTCGTGATAAAATGTGGATATTTGAGTTTAATAAAGATAATAGACATAAATTTAAACTAAATCAAAAATCATTTGACTTATTTTGGAAAGAAATGATTGCAAATTGCAATGATACTCTAAATAAAAGAAAGATTGAATTCATTGAAGATAGCGATAATGAAGCAAAAGAAGAAGATTACAACAACGCAAAGAAAGCACGAGAAAATTTAAAAATTGTACTTTCTTATTTTGAAATTGAATATAATAGCAGTTATTCTTTTAAAAGTGGAAATGTTGTTTTAGATTCTTATGTTACGGAATTACAGAATAATTAATTATTAAGTTATGTATATAGAATACTTTAACAAGTTCAAAAATATGGCTCCATACCTTCACATCAATAGTGAAGAGTGGAGTTATATTAAAAGCACTTTTGACAGAGATGATGTAAAAGACTCTCTTGCGCAATTGTGTATGGAATACGAATTACCGTATGCCGAAATCACAGAAACCGAAGCTAGAAAGGAATACCTTGCTCTCAAAGGAACTCGTTACAACGAACTACTTAAAGAGGGTGAGTGGTTTCCTCGTAAAGCATCGGAAAGTAATTATCCTTTAACATTCAGAGGTAAGAAGCAATTTGTAAAAAGGTTAAACACTGGTAACTCTGCATCCAATTTCTTTCAACAAGCAAATCGTTGGAGTGTAGACGGCACCGTTTCGCCAGGTCCTCATAGAACGTGGGCAAGTAAGGATTTTATGACGTCTTTAATGGGTGGGTTATACACTCTTAAATTTGATGAAGTAGGAAGAAACGAACTGCGAGTTTGTTTGAGTTTAAGAAAGTACATTTGCTCACAATTCAAACCCAATGTTGCCAAAGCACTTTACGATATGGTAGGTGCAAAAAATGTGTTAGACATATCGGCGGGATGGGGAGATAGATTGTGTGGATTTATGGCATCTGAAAAAGGAGAACATTATGTGGGTATTGACCCGAGAAAAGAAAATCACCCAATTTATGAACAACAGGCAGAATTTTATAGAAAGAATAACGGATTCTTCGAAACGGATAAAAAAGCCACATTCCATTGCTCACCAGCTGAAGACATGGATTATAGTGAGTACACCGATTATTTTGACATTGTTTTCAGCTCACCCCCATATTTCAATGTTGAACGATATTCTTATGACGATACCCAAAGTTGGGTTCGATACAACAACATTGATGCATGGAATAAATTATTCTTACATAAAACAATCGAAAAGGTTTGGCCTACTATTAGAAAGGGTGGGTATTTAGCAATTAACATTGCAGATGTATATGCATCTTCCAAAGGGGATGGTAAAGGATACCAAGAAATAACAAACCCTATGAACGATTACATCAAATCATTGGGAGGTATCTATGAAGGGTGTTTAGGGATGGAGATGGCAAAGAGACCAGGTTCAGCAGGTGCAGGAGCAATTATAGAAGGGGATGAGGAAAGATATACAGAAGAAGCTTTATTAAAAGCGGAAGAAGCAAAAAACAAAACATTTTGTGAGCCAGTATGGATATGGAAAAAACCATAATGACTTGTAAATACCAAAAAAATATATTATATTCGTAAACAATTAAATTTTAAAAAACATGAACAAAACAAGAATTACAAGATTTATCCAAAAGTACAATTTGGCAGGATTAGTAGAATCGGTTGCATGGAAAGCAGCAGATGGGAAATTGGTTACTCGTTTTATCTCCGATGATAAGACGGTATTAGGTGAAATTCAACTAGATAATTTCACGCAAACAACACCTAATTTAGGTATTTACACAACATCTCAATTGACAAAATTGTTATCAGTTGTAGGTGATGATGTTGAACTGGATGTTCAGCAAGTTGATGGAAAGGCTGTAAGTCTATTTATCAAAAGTGATGACACAAAAGCTCAATTCCAATTAGCGGATTTAGCAGTTATTCCATCAGTTCCGGATTTGAAATCTCTACCAGAATTTGATGTTGAAATCGCATTTGATGGTAAATTTATTGACAAATTTATCAAAGCTAAAAACGCACTATCTGATGTAGACACATTTACCGTTCTTACAAAGAATAGTGAATTGAAACTTGTATTAGGTTATTCAAATGTAAATTCAACTCTAATTGAATTTTCAGTTAACAAAGATTATAGTGAAGAAGTTAAACCTATTTCATTCTCCGCAAAGTATCTCAAAGAGATTTTCTCTGCAAACAAAGAAGCTACTTCGGTAGTATTAAAAATATCTACTTCAGGATTGGCGCACGTTGAATTCAAAATTGATGATTTCACTGCAAACTATTATTTGGTAGAAGTACAATTAACCGCATAAAATGAGCTTCAACTATACAAAGAAGTATTTTTACGAAAGAAACGATTGGATTTATTCGCCTGAAATAAATCTTAAATACGAAGATGTATTGAAAATGCCATTCACTAAATTTGGAGAGTGGGTGGCATTCTTTCGTAAAACTGCCGTTGAAAGATGGGCAGCTACAAACGCACCTCCAAGAATTGGTATAGATGAAGCGGAAATCATAGAAAACTTTTCTAAACTACAAACCTATAAGGTAGATAAGTTTGAAGAAAGAGATGATGATGGTAATGAAGTAATTTTTAACTTCAATAAATTCGCTACTCCTGTAAATCAATTTTTTCCTGCAATGTATAAGACTGGTATTGGTGGTTCTTCATACGATAAACCAAAACCATCCATTTATGATATATTTGTAGATGATGCATATTTGCCAGAGTTTATTAAGCAAATGCGAAGATTGACTAGGCAAGATGGTATGTATCGTTTTTCTAAAACCCTACACTTAAATCACAAAGATTTTCATAACTCACATATTCAGAGTGGTAAGGAATGGATTGAAAGATGGGCAGCGGGTGAAGTTCAAGAAGGACATGGATTTTGTTTATCACAGGCAGATAGTAAAGTTCCATCTCCACCAATTACTGCACAGGAAGTAAAGGATTTATACAAAGCAGGTATATTAAAGTATGAGAATATCTCATCACTTAAAACTGCGGATTGGGGAGATAATATTGACAATTTAGTTGATATTCCAAAACAACCTATACAGATTAAAACATATCCGTTTGGTCAAACTATCTTTCCAGAAGCAACTGCAGCATTCCGTATTGGTATGGGAACACAGGCAGCAGTAAATTTTCCACCACTAACTGCGAAGTATCTGTATCAAAGATTTACAGAACACATTAAAACGCAAGATGTAATCAATGTGTATGACCCATCAGCAGGTTGGGGTGGTAGGATATTAGGTGCATTGAGTGTGGATGATAGAAATATTCATTATATTGGTAATGACCCAAATACTGAAAATTTTATTCCTGAAATTCAAAAGACTAGATATGAGTATTTAGGTGAATTCTTTAATAGTAAAGTACCTGGAGCTGCAAATCCATTTTGGGGGCATAAATCAACGTATGAAATATTTACAACGGGTTCTGAAATAATTCATTTAGATGCCAGATTTGAGAAATACAAAGGTAAATTAGATTTTGTATTTACATCACCACCTTACTTTGATAGAGAGAGATATTCAGATGATGAATCTCAATCATTTAAGAAGTTCAATAACTACGATAGTTGGAGAGATGGATTCCTACTACCTACTTTAACAACCGCGTATGAGTATTTACGAAACGATAGATACATCTGTTGGAACATTGCCGATATTAAAGTTGGTTCTGATAAGTGGTTTACTTTAGAACAAGATTCAATTGATATATTGGTTGAATTAGGAATGGAGTATAAAGGTAAGTTGAGAATGACAATGTCTCCAATGACTGGAGTTGATTTGAGTGGAGTGAAAAATAGTATGAAAATAGGTGGTACATCCTACAAATATGAACCAATCTTTATTTTCTACAAACCTTAAAAATAACAAATGTATCAGAACATATTTTACGAAAGAACCCAAAATCTTATCCATCTATGGGATGATAAAAATGGTTATCAAACATTCCCATATCGAAAGTATGCATATAAGAAAGACCCGTACGGTCAGCATACATCAATGCATGGTGATAGATTGACTCGTATTTCAAAGTGGGAAAAGGATGAAGCTGAAGATTTGTTTGAATCAGATGTACCCGAAACCACTAGAGTATTAGTTGATATATACGATTCCGACACTCCATCAAAAGGAAACAGAACAATGACCTTTGATATAGAAGTTGAAATGGTTAGTGGGTTGCCTAATACTCAATTTGCACAAAATGAAATTACTGCAATAGCATCACATGATGGTGTAACTAAATTGTACGATGTATTTGTATTAGATAAAGCAAGGAAAGTTAAAAACAATGCAAAACAATTCAGTAAAGATGGTAGAGATGTCAAACTGCATATTTTTGATAATGAAAAAAATCTTCTAATTGCATTTCTTAATTATTATGAGGAAGTCAATCCAACTATTTTAACAGGTTGGAACATTGACTTCTTTGATATTCCATATCTTTACAATCGTATTAAGAATGTATGTGGGGAAGGACATGCTAAAAGATTATCTCCGATTGGACAAACCTTTTATTCACCTTACAGACAGAAGTGGAGTTTTGCGGGTGTATCTATTTTGGATTATATCAATCTCTATAAGAACTATAACTATGGGTTAGAATCATCCTATACTCTAAATCACATTGCTACCAAAGAATTGGGTAGAGGTAAGGTTGAGTATGAAGGAAGTTTGGATGATTTGTTTGAGAATGATTTGGAGAAGTTTATTGAATATAACATTGTCGATGTGGACTTGGTTGTATCAATGGATGAGAAACTTCAATTCATTGAATTATGTAGAGCGATTTGCCACGCAGGATTTGTTCCGTATGAAGATTATATGTTTTCATCGAAGTATTTGGAGGGAGCATGTTTAGCATATCTTAAAACTAAAGGGTTGGTAGCACCAAACAAACCGAAGGATAGGAAAGAAAAGATGCAGGCACTTCGTGATAATAACGAAGAGAAGTTTATCGGAGCTTATGTAAAAGAACCCATTGTTGGAAAGTATGATTGGATTTATGACTTGGACTTAACATCTCTATATCCATCAATCATTATGACCCTAAACATTTCACCTGAAACCAAAATTGGAAAGATTAAAGATTGGGATGCCGAACATTGGGTTAGAGGTGGAAATGATAGGTATACGATTGTAGGTGCAGGTGGTGATACATATGATTACACCAAAGAAGAATTAAAAGATGTAATCAAAGATAGTAATTTAGGAGTAGCTGCAAACGGAGTGTTGTATAATCAAGATAAACCAGGATTGATTGCAGATATTTTGGATACATGGTTTAAGCAGAGGGTTGAATTTCGTAAATTAGAAAAACAATATGGTGAAGCAGGTGATACCGAAAAGTATGAATTCTATGCTAAAAGACAGTTGGTACAAAAGATTCTTCTAAACTCAATGTATGGAGTATTGGGATTACCAGCATTCCGTTTCTATGATATTGATAATGCAGAGGCAGTTACGATTACGGGTCAGACTGTAATTAAGAAAACTGCAGAAATGGCTAACATCAAATATAATAAGGAGTTAGGTACGAAAGAAGATTATAATGTATACATCGATACTGATTCCATTTATATGATGGCAGAACCATTGGTAAAACATCGTTATCCAGAATATAAGACATTTGACCAAAACCGAATGGCACAGGAGGTCAACATTATAGCCGATGAAACTCAATCATTCCTTAATTCATTTTATGATTTATTAGCGGAAAGATTCTTCTGTATTCCAAAAGATAAACACAGATTTGAAATTAAGAAGGAATATATCAGTAAAGCAGGATTTTGGGTAGCAAAGAAAAGATACGCACAATGGATGATTTTGAAAAATGGTATCCCTTGTGATAAGTTGGATGTGAAAGGATTGGATGTAGTTCGTTCATCATTCCCAAAAGCATTTCAGGATTATATGTCCGGAATGTTAAAGGATATTCTTATGGGAAAAGATAATGATTATGTTGATAAGAAGTTATTGGATTTCAAAAAGAGTATGATGACTTTACCTGTTAATAAAATAGCAAAGGGTGGTGCCATTAAGGAATTAAGTAAATACGATAATGGTAAATGGAGAAAAGATAGTGGATTACAGATTGCTAACTTTGAGAAAGGAACTCCTGCACACGTGAAAGCAGGTATATCATACAATCGATTGTTGAAATTCTTTGACTGTCCGTTTAAGCACGAACCAATTAGAGATGGTGATAAGGTTAAGTGGGTGTATTTAAAGCAAAATCCATTAGGATTAGATACAGTTGCATTCAAAGATTACAATGACCCAAAAGAGATTATGGACTTCGTAGAACAATATGTAGATAGAGATATGATTTTCAAAGCAGAATTGGAAAACAAATTAGATGATTTTTATAAAGCATTGAAGTGGGAAAAAGCATCAACTGAAACACAAACTGCGAAAAAGTTTTTTACATTTTAATTATGGAAAGTTTAAAATTTTGGAATCCAAATGGATTTGATATAGCAAGTTATAAGTGGCTATTAAAAGAAAGAAAGAATAAAGAATTATTAGGAAACGGTTCAGATGCTGGAACTTGTTATTATACATTCAATGAGTTAGGATTTAGAGGTGATTCACCTAAAAAGAAAGGATTGAAAATAATGTCAGTTGGATGTTCTCACACTGAAGGAATAGGTGTACATGATAGACAAACTTGGTCACATTGTTTATCTAGAATGATACCAAATGGTGTTGATTTAAATTTGGGTATAAGTGGTAGAAGTAATGATTATATTGCCAGAAGTATTTTAACTTGGGTAGACGAATTAAAACCATCAATAGTATTGGTGATGTACACATATCCTCATAGGAGAGAATTCTACAGAGATAATGGTGATGTAGAACCATACCACCCAAATCCTTGGGGATATTTTGATGAAGAAAAAGAAGGTAGAATGATATGGGCTAATAAAATTGCATCATCAAATGATAAAGAAGATTTTATAAATTGGTATAAAAATCACCAATTAATAACTTATTATTTGAAATCAAAACAAATTCCGTTTATTTGGAATGGTACATTTGTTGGGACGGAATATACCGATGAAAGTAGATTTGATGGTGATTATCCAAATTTTAAAGATAGTCACACACATGCAACATCACTTCAAAATGAAGAATACGCAAAAAATCTATACAAATATATTAAAGAAAATTTTGAAATATAAAAAAAATAAACTAAATTACGAAAAATAAATTATATACAATGAAAAAGCAATTAGAATTATTTCCGGAAGAGAAATTACAAAATCAGGATGCAGATATTATTGGTGTATCTGAAGCAACTCCAATCGCAGATGTAGAATGGTGTTTTCAATTTTTTAATAATGAGCCTATAGTGTTTGCATGGTCAGATGAAAATTCAGAGCCATCACCATTAACATTACGAATCCAACCAATAGAAGGACAAGGATTAAATTTTCAACAAAATGGAATGCAGTTCACAATCTTCCCAAGACCAATTTCGGAAGAATCAAAATTAGAGAGAGAAAAATCTAAAGAAAATAACTAATTATTATGAGCTTTTTTCAAAACGATATTAGTAAGAGAGAGCATAGTTTGTGGGTGGAGAAATACCGCCCACAAACACTTTCCGAATATGTAGGTAATGAAACCGTAAAGGAAACCATTCAGCAGTATTTGGATAATAATGATATTCCACATTTGTTATTACATGGTAAAGCAGGAACTGGTAAAACCACACTTGCAAAACTAATTGTAAATACAATCAAATGTGATAGTATGATTATCAACGCATCGGATGAGAACAACGTAGATACAGTTCGTAATAAGGTGAAGAACTTCGCATCCTCTATGGGATTTGCAGGATTTAAGATTATCATTTTGGATGAGTTTGATTATATGACTCCAAACGCACAGGCAATCTTGCGTAACTTAATGGAGACATTCTCTAAACATTGTAGATTTATCTTAACGTGTAACTATCACGAAAAGATTATTGACCCAATCAAAAGTAGATGCCAAACATTTGCAATCACACCACCTACAAAGAAAGATGTTGCAATTCAGGTTACTAGAATTTTAGATGCTGAAAAAATCAAATACGATGTTAAGAATGTTGCTGATATTATCAGTTCATATTATCCTGATATTCGTAGAATCTTAAATACTTGCCAATTACAATCTGCAAAAGGAGAGTTGAAAGTAGACCATCAAATTATGGTTGAATCTAATTTCCAAACAAAATTGGTAGATTTGTTAAAAGCAAATGATGATAAGAGAAATATGTTTATGAATATCAGACAAGCAGTTGCTGATAATAGATTAAACGATTATTCGGAAATGTATTCTATGTTATATAGTAGAGTTGATGAATACGCAGCAGGTAATACTGCCAATGTAATCTTAACTATTGCAGAAGGATTATCCAAAGATGCATTAGTAGTAGATAAAGAAATAGTGTTTATGAGTACAATTATTCAAATTTTAAATATTATAAAATAATGGAACAAGGATTACCGAATGGTGTCAGCCTAAATGATGCGAGAGATATGGTATGTGAATGTGGAAATAAAACATTTATGCCAGGATATAGATTTAAAAAATTAAGTAAAATAATGACTGGCAATGCACAAGATTCAATCATTCCAATTGAAATGTATCTTTGTACCCAGTGTGGAAAAGCATTGCAAGAGTTATTACCTTTGGAATTAAGAGACACCCCACCATCAATAGTATAATAATGGCAGGAAAAAAACTATTTGACCATATTGCTGCAATCACATCGGAGCAAGACCCAAAGTATTTTGATAAACTTACAGAGGAAGATGTTAAGTCGTGGAGCAACTTTATGATTAACAGATTTCTTTCTATGAAACCAGAATGGGTAGAACTGATTGCAACTATATTACCTTTGACTCAAACATTAGAACCGAGGGAAATGTATAAGTTGTATATCAGTATCATACCCAAAGGCAAGTATTATCTAAAATACATCAAAGGAAAGGGAGAAGAAAAATACGAATCATTTTTAGTTGATTTAATTAAGAAAGAATACGATTGTTCAGAAAGACATGCAATAGATTATGCTGAAGTCCTATATGCAACCAGAGAAGGTAGAGAGCATATAAAATATGTATGTGAGAAATATGCCGTTGATAAAAAACAAATTACGAAGCTAAAATTAAAGATTTAATGTTAGGTAAAAAATATTTGGTAGCAAATGGGTGTTCCTTTACGGAAGGCCATATGCTAGGAAATGAAGGAGCATGGCCTAAATTTTTAGGAGAAAAACTAAATTTAGAGGTTGTGAATATAGGTAAAGGTGGTAGTGGAAATGATACCATTACGTGGAGAACTTTAGAATTTTGCGAAATCAAAAAAGATATTGCAGAAAATTCATTATTTGTTATTCAATTAACAGAATGTTTGAGATACCATGTCTATTATGATGATATGCGAACCCCACCACAAGAATGGCATGTAACTCCATTATGTTTTCAGAGACATATGAATTCTTTTAAAGATGGTAATGGTGCATCAAAATGGATTTATAAAAATAAAGATGAATTGATTTATGTATACAACAACATAACATTTGCATTATATAAAACATTTCAAAATATACTATCACTAACTTCTTATTTTGAATCAAAAGGATATCCTTACATAATATTTGATGGTATAAATGACCATAAACCATTTGAGCATAACGGAAATTTTTATCTAAAAGAATCTAATTCTGATAACATAAATGAAGAATTTAAAATAAAAACATATTTTGAAGATTTTGAAAGGTATATTACTAGAAGAGAAGGTGGTTATGTCATTAATGAAAATTTAATAAATAATGTATTTAGTAATCATTACATATTTAAACAAATTCCAGCAATGCTTAAATTCTTTTTTGATAAAGGTATTACCGAATTTAATGATTGTGACCATTATTTTAAAGGAAATTCAGGTCATCCAAATTTAGAAGCGTGTGACATTTGGACTGATATATTAAAAAATTATATTGAAGAAACATTTGGAAAAACGAAATAAATTGTGTATATTGTATTTAAATAACACACTATGGCAAGAGTTTCGTTTTCCCAATACAGTATGTGGTCTTCATGTCCCCATCAATACAAACTGGCTTACATAGATGGTTTGAGAGAATCATCATCTAGCATCCACACCGTATTTGGTTCTGCAATGCATGAGACTTTGCAAGAATATTTAAGTAGATGTTTGCGTATTTCTAAATCGCAAGCAGATAAGAATATGAATACAAAGGAGTTTCTCAAAGAAAAAATGAGAGAATCCTTTTTAAAAGAATCAAACGAAGGACAAAATCCAATATGTTCCAAAGAAGAGTTAGTTGAGTTTTTAGAAGATGGTAATCTTATTTTAGATTACTTTCAGAAGTCTAAAAATTTCAACAACTTTTTTTCATTAAAAGATGATGAGTTGATTGCAATAGAGCAACCAATCAATACCAAAATTGCAGAAAATGTAAACTTTTTAGGATTCATTGACTTTATTGTTAGAAGTAAATCAACGGGTAGATACCGTATTACGGATTTCAAAACCTCAACTAGAGGCTGGACCAAAACCCAAAAAGCAGACTCGGTTAAAAGTACTCAATTACTTTTATACAAAAAGTTTTACGCAGAATTACTAAACATATCAGAAGATATAATAGATGTAGAATTTATTATTTTAAAGCGTAAGGTATCCGAAAATACAGATTATAACATTCCTCGTATCAGTAGACACGTACCTGCTAGTGGTAAACCATCTATGAATAAGGCATGGAAAGGGTTTACTGAATTCGTTAATAATGTGTTTGACCAGAGTGGTGAATATAATGTAGATTCAAAATATCCTAAATATCCATCAAAACTTTGTGATTGGTGTGAATTTAAACAAAGAGGAATTTGTGATGGAAAAATATAAAAAACAATAATTATTTATAAAAAGAGTTATGGCAAAAAAGAAGATTTTATTATTATCGGACGACTTGCGAATGTCGAGTGGTATAGCTAATGTTTCCAAACAATTAGTTATGGGAACGGTTGATAAATATGATTGGGTTCAATTAGGTGCAGCAATCAAACATCCAGAAGCAGGTAAGATTTTAGATTTAAACGAAAGTGTTAGAGAACAAACTGGCGTAAAAGATGCGAATGTAAAAATTTACCCATCAGATGGTTATGGTAATCCAGGCATTATTCGTCAATTATTGATGGTAGAAAAGCCTGATGCTATCTTACACTTTACTGACCCTAGATATTGGATTTGGTTGTATGAAATTGAACATGAAATTCGTCAATCAGTTCCCCTTTTCTTTTATCACATTTGGGATGATTTACCAGACCCAAAATACAATAGAGATTATTAC